ACCTAATGTATTTAATTTTCTAGTTGGATCATAAGTAATAGCGTTTAAATCGAATCCCATTCTAGGTAAACTTGTACCAATACTCTCATCAGCTTTACTACCTCTTCTCACACGTAAGAGCATTTTATCTTTAGACTCATAAGCGATAGGAACTTTAATTCGTTCAACTATTACACCTGAAGAATTTGTTCGTTGAATATTAATATCATTAAAAAGTGTTCCGAATACAGCAACATATTTTCTAATTGTTTGGTGATAATAAGTTGTTCCTAACATTATAAGCTCCCAAACGGATTACCTTCGGTGAAATCTATAATAGAATCCGCCTCTTGTTCTATTGCCGCATTGTCACCGGAAGACGCTGAAGTAGAATCTTGTGGATCAAATGAAGTAATCGTATAACTTGCGCCAGAATCATCTCCAACAATATTTTTTGTTCCAGCAAAACTACCAGTCATATTAATAAGATTCAATATCTTAGTTGTAGGACTCCAACTTGCCACCTCACCCTTTACAGTAGCTTCGGCTAAAGAATCACCCTGATATACAGTTTCTTCTACTATATAATTTCCACTTCCTGAATCCATCGTAAAGTCTAAAGAATATGCTTGTAATCGTTCAATCTTATCTATTTCTTCTATACCAGTATCCAATTTCTGATCGGAATATGTAAACATTTCACATAAGATATCAAAAACTTGTAAACCACCAGTCTGATAAAATATTGATTCATCTTCTACAAACAAAACTTGAAATAGTGCATTTGTCACAGGAAAATATATTAAGTCACCTTCTCTAGGAGAAGTATCTCTACCTTCACCAATTAATCCTAATTCTGACCATCTTCTTCTTGCTACAGTAAACGTAATTTGGTCTTTTATTTGTAGTCCAAACTTTGCGACAAATTCACCCTCTCCCTCAAACCCATCAATAGTTTTAATATACATTTCAATAGTATGGGCACTATTATACTGAGAAAGTGAATCTTCTCCTAATAATACATCTTCGTTGACAAGAGTTCTCGGACAATAATAAACATCAACACCATAAGCCTTAATAGATTCTATCAATAAGTTCTCTGTTAGTCTCTGATCTGCTGTATTTTTTCCGTGATGATTGAAATAAGGATTTGTTGCCATCTAAAGTTATCCTATCAAATGATCTACAGGCAATTCATATCTTAATTGCATTTGTTCTTCTACAGTTTGTATTTCTGTAACTGCATCATCATATAATTGTCTACCATTAAGAGTTAGGCCACCAGGAAGCTGCATACCTTCATATTTAATTAGATTTTGTCCCCATTGCTTTTTTAGCAATAATGTGGCATATTGTTTAAGAAACATATCACCCCAGATATCAGCATATGTGGCGGGATCTAAAATTCTATCACATTCAACCATTACCCAGTCATCAATCTTTACATCCTCTCCCCATGAAATATCCAACCATAATTTATCCGCATGTCTATTATATCTAAACATAGGAGAGCCAGTAAACATATCATTGATTAATTGTAAATGTTGTCGTTTTATTTCATGAGATAACAAATCACCACCTAAATTTCCCACTTCATTTAAAGCCCATTGATATTTAACAGAAAACATAGAAGAATTATCCGTATCATCAGAAAACGGCATTATTCTCCTTACACCAATAATAGCTTCTGCTATGTCAATATATTTGTTATCATAATCTCCAATGACAACCGCAGTAGATGCATGAGTTGTAGCTGTGGCACCAGAATCTTCACCCGTTAATGTTTCACTTGTTGAAAATGTAGTAGTTGTATTACTATAATACGTATTACCATCTCCACCAGTCTTCACTTCAGGATCTTTAAATCTAAGTGTAGTATTAGCACTATGATATTCATATACCTTAGCTTGTACGCCACTTTCGTTCCCGGTGATTGTTTCACCAACCGTAAAGGTTCCAGTAGGCGCTCCTGCTAATGTGACAGTAGATCCTGTAACTTGATGTTTAAGATATATGTTTTCTGTTGCATCAAAATGATATTCTTGAAAAAATTGAAGTGCATCATCTACACAATCCTCTACTTGCTCATCATCTAGATTTAAATCTACAACAGGCCAGCCAAGTTTTCTCTTACAATAATCTTTAAACGTTGTTCTAGTAGTTGGTTGTGCCATTATTTTGTCGCCTCCGGTGAAACTGTTATAATGCCCTCTACTACTCTTTCTATATCACCACCTGATTGTGTATACTCTATATCATACACATAATTTCCGTCTGAGATTGCAGTTGTTTGTGTGGAGGTCAAAGAAATCGTCACATTTGAACCTTCAACTGCTGTAGTGAAAGCATGAACATTATTTGATGAATGGTAGGACTGCCGCATTTTACCTGCAGCTGTTCCGGAAGAAATCGTAACATTTGCACCTGCAGAGTCTTTTGCAGTAATAACTTTTGAAAATGTACACCCTTGATCTAATACAAAATTAAGGGTTTGTTTTTGGAGGGTTAACGCCACTCTTTCTCCTTATATTAAATATTTATAGTTCTATAGTATTTATATGATAAGGAAATTTATAGCTAGTTCAATTTTGAACGTAATTCATCAATTTGAACTTGTTGTTCTTTCAATGCTTCTAGAAGAACGGCTGTTAATTTTGTATATTGAATTCCTCGTGCTTTTCCATCGCTGTCATGAGATACCAAATTAGGGAGAATTTTATCTACATCTTCTGCAATGAGTCCATAATTATTATCGGATCCATACTTAGCATCTTTCCAATCATATTTAACTCCTTGCATTTGTAGAACTGCGGGAAGTATATTTTCTATATTTTCTATATTAGTTTTTGTTTCTCTCATAGAAGTTTCTGTAATGGTTCCAGCAACTTCAAGTTTAGTTGTCGGGTTATTTGTTCCTATACCAACATCACCTCCAGCTTCAATACGCATACGTTCTGATCCAGCTGTAGTCAGAATTAATTCATCATTATCTGCTCCGGGAGAACTTTCTGCTCGTATATGAGTATCTTCATCCACATCTTCTACTGCACCCATTTGAGTCCATGTTGATCCAGTATATCCTTCATAGAAGTTATGTTCAGTATTAAATCTTATACCTCCTTGTACACCCGTACCTCTATTCGATGCGGTACCACAAGGAAGAACAAGAGCAGTAGTTCCGGCAAATTGTCCACAAGGTGCATCAGCATCTTGTCTTGCATAAATTGGAATTGCTGCATCTGCATCAGCGTGATCATTAATTACACTAACTAAGTGTCGAGCAGAAGTATCATTAGAATTTGATTCAATATAAAGTGCTGAACCAGTAGTAAGACCGTCACCAGAAATATTAACAATTTTACCTGTAGTCAAAGAATCTAATGCAACGTTTAGCCCGGTTCCTGTAATTGTACCGGCACTAACCAAGTCCATAATTGTTCCAGTAGTCACTGCATCAGCTTGAAGTTTAAATGCAGTACCACTTTGTAATCCATCACAAGTAATATCTACTACGTTTGCAGATGCGGTAGAAGCATTTATATCTACAGCTATTTTATCCGTATCATTAGCTTGAACTAATATTGCAGGTGCACCCGAATCTGATTTTTGTGTTGCATGAAGGGATCCAGTATATGTATTGGCCCAAAACATTGAAGTATTACCTAAATCATAAGTAACATTCGCATTTGGAATAATATCAGAATTTATATCAGCTTCAAACACCACTTGATCAGTTGTAGCATCACCAAATACCAAATTTCCACCTACAGTAGTATCACCTACGCAGGTAATATCTCCCCAAACCTTTAAGTCTTCTCCTATTTGTACAGATTTACCTATACCAATACCACCCTGAGTAATTATAGATCCCGTGGTTGTTGAAGTGGAATTAGCCGTATCTAAGACTTTAATAAAATTATTCATTCCACTCGGCTGAGTCATGATAATTAATTCATTATCCTTGACTCTCCATTGGTCAAAAGTATCCGTTAAAGCTACATTTGCTGTCATTTTTTATCCTTTTATGTATGATCCTGATCTATATATGAAACGACAACATCACAGTCTGCGGCTGATGCTGTAGCAATACAGAGTTTATCGGTTCCCGATAAGATCAACCTATCATTATATACAAAAGTTTCATTTGCTCCGATTGCCTGATCTGATAATACTTCTGTGTCTGTTCCTCCGCCGTTATCATCGATATACATGTCAAATGTTTCTGCTGCACCTGCGGTTTCACAGACGCTAACACTTAATATAGTATAAATGTGATTCGCTACGCCAGTTAAAACAACGCTTTCTGCGTTGGTAACTCCGTTAGTTAAAGCTACCTTTAAAACTTCCGTTCCACTTCCGCTAGGTATAGCCATTTTTATTTCTCCTTAATCTATTTTTATTAATGTCAAATATTTATTATAAAGCTAATGCGTGATGAGTGGCATTCTTAAAACACGTTTTCCCACCTTTAACATAATCTTTAATACGTAATGCTGTTGCTTTTCTATTTGTTCCAGCCGCACCATCATCAACAACGAATAAATCTATATCCTCTAATGCTGCACCTATATCTGTACCACCATCAATGTCTAATCCCGGTAGAGCTACAGCTCCCGAGTTATCCATTAAGTCACCTACTTCGATATATTTATTAGTTGGGGAGGTACTAGGATTCTCAACTATGAGCAAAACATCTGTGTTTGCAGCAACGGATAATTTGCCTAATTCCGTAATTTTCTTTGACATTTTGTTTGTTCCTTTATATAACTCATGTTGTACATTATC